TTGTTACCTCATTAATCTTGGTGTAATCTTCATGAGCAGCAACATATAACATTGGATACCACCCAAATTCTTCACTAAATCTTTCTTCCTCAGATAACATTACACCATCTTCTTCTTCAAGGTGTTCATCTGTGGAGTATAAGTATCCAAATGGTTCAACAAACTCTCTTTTAAAATTGCAAAAAAAAAGATAGCACCTAATATGATTCTGAAATCAGTGTTTAAAAATATCTTATTATACTTATCAGTTCCTGTATAATCCTCTATAGAATACTTACTGAACCATGACTTTTTGACAGGTCTATATAATACAGACATAATTTGTTCAAGTTGTAAAGGATCTTGCTTCATTAGTGAATCTAAATCAATAAATTCACCTACACTAATATCTTCTAAATTAGGTATGAAACCAAAAGAAACTCCATCCTGTTTAAATCTGTGAACAAGAGGTAGTTCCTTTACATTAGTGAGTTGAGCAGTTATATCATTAAGAAGAACTTCAGACTCTTCAAGAGATATTTTACTCAAATCTTCTCCTTTAAATACTTTAATTATTTCCATACCTAATGTATCAACATCATCCTTATACTTCTTCTGAAGTTCCTGAATAGTATAATATTGTTTTATTGTTATAATCATCTTACGTAATATTTTGATATTGTTGGATTCTTTAATTGGTGTGATACTCTATATCTCACTGCATCAATGCAGTGATTATACATATCAATTGGTGCATCAGATTTTCTATCTGACCAGCAATAGTTATTTAGTTCTTTTGCAATATTGTATGAATCAGGTGTTACCACAAGTTTATAATCCTGTATTATCTTTATTCCCTCACCTATGCTTCCTGCACCTTTCACACAAGGTTTTATATTTATACCTTTTCTCTTGAGTTCTTCTATCAAGCGTGGTTCTGAATTATCACCAATAATTTCCTTATTACCTACTGCATCTTTTATGTGGTCATATATCTCTGATGTAGTTAAGTTAGGTTTATAAAGTTCCTCAGAGAGGTAGATAATCTGTTTCTTCTTGTCAATTGCAACCTTTATTACAGTGGTAGGGTCTGATTTAAATCCAAAATCTGCACCATATCCATATTCAAGTGTAGTATCAAACTCACCATACTCCCAATTTGTAAATATAACTCCTTCTGCAGTATCTAACCATCCACCCATGATGATATGATTGAACTTCAGAAGATTATGTAACTTCATATACTCTACTTCAGATATAAAACTCTCATTCAGGTTCTTGATGTTATCTAAGTAAGAAGTGTGTATGTAAGTAATGTCTTCCTGTACACCATTATAACCTGGGGTAATACCTTGTACTTCAAAGAATCTTTTGTATATCCAGTGTACTTTTGTGGCAGGATTAAGAATAAGTATTACTTTGTTAGGTCTCATAATACTTCTAATAGATAAATTTATCTTATCAAAGATTTCTTCATCTATTAACTCCTCTGCTTCATCCATTACCCACACTGTAACACCTTGTACAGACTTCAGGTTAGCAGTTTGATCACCTGATGATGTTCTGATACCTTTAAAAATAATACTACTTCCTGTGAGGTTATTTATGATACTGTCCTGTGTTACACTGAAGCAATCCTCAAGACCTAAAAGTTTAATTTTCTCTATGAACTCTGGTATTATAGAAATGGTTGCTGATGTGAGTGTGAATCTGGTATAAAGAATTGTGTGATTACTTTCAAATTGTAAGAGTAGACATAAGTAAGTAGAAATACTGAAACTTTTTGCAGAACCTCTGCCACCAGTAACAATGTTATACCTTGTATTATTTTTAAACAAGGGTTTGAACTTCTTATGTAATGTAACTTTACTCATCATCAAATCCTAATAAATCTGATAGTGATTTACCACCAGTAGTTATATCAATTCTTTTAATATCTTTAAATCCTGTTATATCAGATAGTAACTTCATAGCAGATACTTTATCACTCTCCCTGCCAGTACCTCTGATTATCTCCATAAGTTTATTTATAATCTTCTCCTTTGTAAGAAGTAAAGCATCAGCAACCTCATCTTGCTCTTTCTGTAAATACTCCTTTATAATAGGATTTCCTAGGAGGTCAGAAGAACTTGATTGTGCTGCTTCATAACTACTATCAGGATATGCAGACATATAAGCTTGTGTAGCATTGTATCCATTTGTCATGTAATGCTTTATAAATAACTTCTGCTTGAATGTTAGATCTTTTTCCATTATTACTATTAATTACTCTTATTATGGAAAATATTTTCCATTAATACTCACTTATTTTCTTTATAATAGCACCTATAATTGCTGAGAACACCAGAAATCCAACTAATATAAAGTATATCTGTCCTAACTTTATATGCATATTCCACCATTCAGATACTAAAAATAATATTATTGGCACTGTTATCATCTCAATGATAAGTAATATTGCCAGGTTTCTAATTTCTTTATTTAGTCTCATTTCTGTAGTATTCAAAACTTCTGTTAATACTATTTACTATCTGATTTATAACACCTCCACATCTGCAGGGTATAAGAGCTTTGTTATATAAACTATTATACAGTGTAAATAATGGTTGTATTTCTTCATCAGATATATATCCTGGTCTTTTGTTAAGTCTTTCTATGAATGCAACCTCATCTGCTGTAACATCTCTTGATATCTCAAGATAGGAAAACATTCTGTTCAAGATTGCTTTTCTCTTTATACATGATTCACATTCTTTAATACCAAGAGCACCAGTAATCTTTGCCACAGTATCTCCTAATCCTTGAGAGACAGAAGAACTTGTAGGTTCTTTCAGGTCCTCTATTTTATTCAATTCTGGTTCTGCAAACACCTCCATATTAAGAGGTTTCTCTTTCTTAGCAGTAGACCTTGTTGTCTTCTTTGGATCTTTCATATTCTTGTTTTATTAATTCCTTAATACGTTTAACTCTTGATATCACATGATATAATCTCAATCCAAGTTCTCTTGATATCTTTCTCTGTGAGAACCCTCTTGTAAAGTGTAGTGTGAATATCTGTTTATCTGCAGGAGATAAGTTGTGTAATACCTTCTTGGTAAGACTCAACTGATTATCATAATCTCCTTCAACATAATTATATTCATCCTCTTTGTCTAAAGACAAATTAAAACTCTCCTGTTTAGACTCTGATTTAATATAACTCAGATATCTATTCTTTAGTGCCATAAATATGTAGTTATCACTTACAGCATCTATATCAAATTTCAACAGTATCTCAAGAAGTACTGTATGAAGTACCTCTTCTGCAATGAACTTGTTACCCTTAGATATTACTAAGGCAAGTTTCATCCACCTACTGTATGTGTTCTTCGCCATCATCATCATTATGATAATTATCACTTTCTTCTCTACACTTCTGCTTCAACTCTCCCATAGTAAGAGAGTATCTAATACCACCTAAATCAAAGTTTAGTACCATATCATCTGTAATAGAATGAAATTCATCTTCATCAGCATCTAATTTCAATTGAATGTAGAGTTTGATGTGTGCATCCTTAGGATTCTTCATAATGTAATCCTCTATTGTATATTCTTTATTCATGATAACCATATTTATTAAGTTGTTTTAATTTAAATTGATTGTAGAAGTTTTCCATTGCACATAAAGTTTTGTGCACTTCTACTCTTGTGTGTTCTTCTAATACATATATCTCTGAATATCCTCCAAAGATTGTAAACTGTGATAATACTACCTTATCAAGAAGTTCAAGTATCTCAAACTCATCTTCCTGTAGGGCATAGATAAATATATCTTTTACACTACTCATGAAGCAATCTGCAATACCTATGATAGTACTAGGTTTACCATATCTCTTAAATACTAAACTGCTCTCTACAAGAACATCTAGTTCATCACTATAAAAGTCCCTAATATCCATCACTTTAGGTTTAGGAACTATGAGAGCCTGGAGTAATACCCCAAGCTCTTTCCAGTCTTTAATTTGATTTCTTAACATAACTCTGGTAGTTCTACATGTTTCCAGTTTCTTCCTATTTTAATGCTTCCTATAGTACTAAGACCTACACCAAAGTCTGTTGCAATACTAATTACAGTTTCTCCTCTACGTAAAGCTTCTTTTATAAGAAGTACAGCATGTTCAGTAAGTTTACAATTATACTTTTGTTCTCCTTTAGGAATTAGATTGTATTTACTTGC